GACGAGTTGTCAGCTGATGAATTAGAGCGTGAAGTTAAAAGGGCTAAATCAATAAGCCTTATCAGCGATAAGATTATTAAGGCAGCAGAAACACAATTAAAAGCTTATGAAATGAGCCAAGAATACGAAGGCACACATAGACAGATGCCGAAACTTCTAGGAGAATGATATGCCAAAAGGTTTTATTCATTTGGACGGTGATAATACTAATTTTAGTCCAGATAATCTCTTTGAAGTGACGACTGCCGAATTAAGAATGTTCTATAGACAACGTTATCAAAAGATGTCACCAGAGCAGACAAAAGCACGTTTGTTGGAAATTAGACTTAATAAACTGGTGGCTGCCCACAAGGATAAGTAGCAAGGTTCGAATCCTTGCGTGGGTATTAGGCTAGGAATTAAAAAATAAAAAAGAAAGCAGGTTCCATGATGAACATTCCCTAGTCGGTGTTCTAGACCTTAATCAAATCTTACTCTTTTATCAAATCATTAATTTCAGTTGGTATCTGTGACGGTCTTTAGTGTGGTTCGATTCCACACACAGATATACCCAGAATATTTTTACATAACAAAAAGGAGGGAACTCCTTCTTACACAATTAGTATATATGTTAGCAGTCTACTGGGTGGCTAGCTAGCAAAACAGACTGAAATATTTTAGAAAAGAGGAACTCCTTAAAATTCTTTTTGTAAAACATTCTAAAGCAGTTTATCAGTCGACTGTTATTATGCAAGGCGCTGCTATATTTCCTCATGGTAATTCAATGTGCGGGTCGTGTGCCTGCCCGATTATTTTAAATGAAAGGAGTCTATCTTTTTTAAGGATTATACAAAAAAGGCCCGCTTTCGCAGACCCTTGGTAAATGATATTAACGCTTACATTTATTATACCACAAAGGAGATGTAAAAGTGGGGAAGTTAAGTAATTCGCAACTAAAAGCGCTTGATGAGCTGTTGTTTGATTATGTAAGCATTGACCATAAGATTGCAGTACGTAAGCTAGAAATTAGCGACGTTCCAAATACAGACGAAAACGTAGGTGGTGGACGGTCTAATGTTGTGTCTAAGCCAACTGAAAGCATGATTGCTAAATGGGATAGCGACCAACGTCTAAATAGCTTATATGCGCAGAAATATGCAGTAGAGAATACTTTGTCTATGCTTGACGAAGATATGTCACGTATTTTCTGGTTACGTTGGGCAAGAGGTAGTGTGAATACCTGGGACGCCATTGCTGGTAAAATGCACATGTCAATCAAGACAATTTATCGCAAACGTCAACGAATTCTAGAAATATTTGCGGATTTTTATGGTTTTTCTTAAAAGTGACAAAAAACATGCTATTTTTGTCACCTAAAATGCGATATTATGTTATCATCAAGGTTTTGAAGATAAGGACGAGGTTTCTTGAGAGGTCTTACTCGTCCTTATTTTGTTGGTTCCGCAACAGGTCAGGTCACAATGGCTAGAGTTGAAAAGAAATGGTAAAGGGTTAAACATCTTGTGACAGATGCCTAAAAAACGATACACAATCCAGGTTGAGTGTATCATGCTTGTCTGTGCAACCTTTTGGATAAGCAGTAGGAATATAGCTCAGTTGGTAGAGCGACTGACTTTTAATCAGAGGTTCACTGGTTCGAGCCCAGTTGTTCCTGTTGCATTTATTGCAAAAATCCATATTTTTTATCAGAAAGCCTATTATACTATTGTGTAAAGGCTTTTTTAATAGTATGATTAAAATGATAAAAATATATGGAGAAATAAATTATGAATTTAGAAAGTGAAAAAAGAATTACTTTGCATATCTCGGGTGAAGCAATGGACGATAAAAAAGGGTACGAGTTAAAATATATCATAAAGTCGTTGCAAAACTTTGAAAAAATATCGCAAAAAACATATTTATTTTTAACTAACCAAAATAGAATGACGATAGAGAATGCTGAAGATTTTAAAGTATACATAACAAATATTAGGCCAGGTTCTTTTAAAGCCGATGTTATTCTTTTTTGTCAAACTTATATACTACCATTGGTTCCAATCGTTGGTGATCATGGTGATTTGGTTTGGGAGTGTATTTTGAATTCTTTTGATTTTTTAAAAAGGGTTTCTGCAGCCAAGAAAGAGGGAAAAAGTGTGAACATTGAAAATAACGGAGACAAGGCGATAGTTATTGTGAATAATGGCAATGACGTAACTATTAATCATTATGAGTATCCAAATTATGTACCAGAATTAGGACAACAGCTAGCGCCTTATTTTACAGACTTAGCTACAGTTGTCAACTCAAAGGTGGAGACCGTTAATTTTGGATCTGACATGGGGGAGTTAACCTTGGATTCTAATAATGCTAATTTATTTAAAAAACGATCTTACCTAACCGAGGAAACATTTGAGATATCTGGTGAAATAACAGTATTAAACTCTCATAGTTATACAGGTAAAATAAAAATATCAGATAATCAATTTTTTGATGATGGCGAGTATAACTTTGAAGTTGCGAAAGGGTTGCGCTATCCAGAATTTTTACAATCAGGGGTGTTGCATAGAGTTGGTTATGTTTGCTGTAAAAAGATAGTTTTTGATCCAACAAGTCCATTAAGTGAAAAAATAGTTGGAGTTAAAATTTTAGAAAAGTTATAAGATATATCCAGTCACACGTTTGTGTGGCTTTTTATTTTAGATTGGGGGTGATGAATTGACGTTAACGAAACTACAAAAGAAATTTGCTGAAGGAATCGCCTTAGGTATGAAGCAAGGTCAAGCGGCACGCTATGCTGGTTATTCAGAAAAATCAGCAGACACGCAAGCTTACAACAATATGAAAAACGTTGAAATTTTAGCATTTGCTGATGAATTAATCGAAGCACAAAAGAGTATGTTAAAAAGGCGCTTTTCGGGTTTAGCATCTATTGCAGTTGATAAAACAATTGATATTTTGAAAGACGTTGATGCATCACCTCAAGCACGTTTAAACGCCGCTAAAATGATACTTGATTACGCTGGTATGGAAGAACCTAAACAACTCAATGTTACAGCTGATGTGAACCAGTCTAATCCATTTGAAGGACTGACAACGGATGAGTTAAGGAAGTTGATTGATGATGGATAAAACAGCAATCAAACAGCAAGCACGTTTTGAGTTAGCTCGTCGTGATTTCTTTTATTATTGTCATCTAATGGCAAGTGATTTCTATAAGCCGTCTCGTAAATACTTAGTTGAGCTTTGCAATGATTTGCAAGGCTTTTTAAGTGATGATGAGCATAATGTTTTAGTTATCAATGAACCACCTAGACACGGAAAATCAAGGACGGCAGGCATGTTCGTTCAATGGTTGCTTGGAAATGACAACAACAAAAAGATAATGACTGGTTCATACAATGAAACGTTATCGACTGTGTTTTCAAAAAATGTCAGGAATGCTATTCAAGAAACGAAAGCAGATAAAGATGTTACTGTGTTTAATGACATTTTTCCAGATACGCATATCAAATATGGTGACGCTGCTATGAACTTGTGGAGCTTAGAGGGTGGCTATAACAATTATCTGGCTACCAGTCCAACTGGTACAGCGACTGGTTTTGGTGCTGATATTATTATCGTTGATGACCTTATTAAAAATGCCGAGGAAGCTAACAACGCTAATGTTCTGGAAAAGCACTGGGAGTGGTTCACAAATACTATGCTATCTCGCCTTGAAGAAGGCGGAAAGATTATTATTATCATGACGCGTTGGCATTCGCAAGATTTGGCAGGTAAGGCGCTGATTGAACTTCCTAAATCTGATTATAAGGTCAAGCATATCAGCATGAAAGCTTATGATGAAGCGACAGATACCATGCTTTGTGATGAAGTTTTGAGTAAACAAGCTTATCTTCAAAAGACCAAAACCATGGGAGCTGACATAGCTTCTGCCAACTACCAGCAAGAACCAATTGACTTAAAAGGGCGTTTATATTCTGGCTTTAAAACTTATGATACAAGACCTGATTTCAAACGTATTAGTGCTTATACCGATACGGCAGATACAGGAAGCGACTATCTATCAAGTTATATTTACGGTGTGACATCTGATGATGAAGCTTATATTCTTGACATTGTTTTTACTAAAGAACCAATGGAAGCCACCGAACCGTTGCTTGCCAGAAAGTTAGCGGAACATGAAGTCAATACATGCGATATTGAAAGCAATAACGGTGGTCGTGGCTTTGCCCGTAATGTTGAAAGGTTAACTAAAACACAGTACAGCAACCATTACACGCTTTTTAATTGGTTTCATCAGTCGCAAAACAAACAAGCTCGTATTTTAACAAATGCTACATGGGCGATTGAACACATTTACTTTCCGGAGAATTGGCGTCACAAATGGCCTGAACTTTATCAGGAACTGATGTCTTACCAACGTGAAGGTAAAAACGCACATGATGACGCAGCAGATGCTCTAACAGGTATTGTTGAAAGTATTAATAACAAAATTAAAACAAAAGCTAAAGTTCGACGTAAGTCAGCTTATGGTTTGTAGGAAGGAGTCACATGCAGGACGACACATTGATTTATTCTCGTAGCAAATACGACGAAGAAAACTTAAATCTCGATATTATTTATAAGCTTATCACCGTTCACGCTTCAGAAAGCAAGCGACTAAAAACGTTGAAAGATTACTACCTTGGAAAGCATGAAATTTTAAATCATAAACGGCGGTCAAATTTACCAAACTTTAAAACCGTTGCTAACCATGCTAAAGATATTGCTGACACGTCAACTGGGTATTTCATGGGTAATAGTATCACATACACGAATACGTCAGAAGCAGATATTGAACCGTTGCTTAATGCGTTTGATAAAGCAGATGTGGACCATGTAGATAACGAGAATGCCCTCAACATGGCTATTTATGGTC